TGCCTTGCTTGATCGATTACGATGGCTGGCATTGCCGGATTGGGACGCCGAAAGGTAAGAACTCGTTCCACAAGGCATATGAGAAAGGAAGAAGCGATCCGAAAACTTACACGCTAAAGCTGAAGGTGTCTGAGTCTGGAATTATTAGTAAAGACTCCCAGGAATCAATGCGCGGACTGATGACGGCAGACTCATGGGATCAGGAAATGGAGTGCGACTTCAATGTCGGCAGACCGGGATCGATCTATGCAGATCTGGTCGCTAGATCATGGGATGAAGGCAGGATCTTTGACTTCGGCACGGATCCGGAGGTGCAAGTTTTCACGACGTGGGATTTAGGTAGTCCAGAAAACACGGTCGTTATCTATTGGCAGCGCGTAGGATTTCAGCATCGAGTTATTGACGTGGATCATTTCGGGACGTTCAAAGGCGAGAAGGTCACGACTGCGCAACGGGTGGCACACATGAACGCGAAAGAATACAATTACGGGGGACATTTCGTGCCGCACGATTCCAAGGCGGTTGGAACGGATGGACTAAGCTTTTCTGTAAAACTGAGAAAGGCGGGGCTGTCTAATGTCCGGCCTATTCCTCGCGAGCCTCATCAAGCGGAAGAGAAGCGAATTCGGGCGATGGGTGATATTTTCAGCCTGATTTACTTTCGGGAATCGACTTGCGCCGGCGAAGGGAATCTCTTGGATGCGCTGGAAAACTATCATCGAAAAGTTCACCATAAGACAAACAAGGTCACAGAATCCATCGAGCATGATTGGACATCTCATTTCTGCGATGCGTTCGGCTATTACGCTGAGGCAGGGAAGCATCGATTGTTCAAGGATCACGATCACGCTCCTCGTCCATATTCAGCAGAAACGCCAACTCACGCGCCGGGAGGACGGGGAAGCCGGAGGCAATCAAGCGCTCAAATGTAATCATGAATCCCGCATTTCAAGCTGCCGAAGTTTACCGATTGGAGCCCTGCTCTCATACGTTCTATGAGGCTTTGGACTATTATTTAGCTCATGGATGGGTTCACTCTACTCCCGATTTCTTTGTCATGGGTCGGCCAGTTTGTAGCGACTGGGCAGAGGAAGTAATCATAAATCCAATGCTCCTTCCACAAAGTGAGTTGACGCAACGGCCAGATACGTGGCACATTGCTCTCATGGCAGGGGATTTGAAGGCGGCTTGCTGCTTACTTCCCTATGATCTCCCATTCATTAGCTTCGAACGAAAAAACCAATTAAGATTCCACCGTCATGACAGATTATTTCCCACCATCAGAAAACGAAGTCTCTCCCTTTTGTCCGGCGACGGGGAAGATGGTGTGGTTTTGCAAAGGGGCTAAAGCGCAACCTACCCCACCGCCTGCTGCGGCTAGAGCGGCAGACAATCCGACTCTGATCGGGCAAGCTTCTGATGATGAAGACTCGAAGGATCAAATGCGTCGGAAGCGAAACAATACAGTAATTGGCGCTTCCTCAGATACTTCTTTCGGGAACAAGATGACACTTGGATAAAAGCTTTATGTATTCCGCGTCTGATCTCATTTCCGAGCGTGCTGCATTAGAGCAGACGCGATCACCATTCTTATTTCTTGCTCAGCAAGTCCATGATGTTCTCGGGCCAGCTAACGCGAATCTAGGCGCGTCTGCTCCGGTCGGCGGAATGAACGAAACTCGCGACACAACTGCGCGACGGATGGCGACCTTCCACGCTAACGGGCTGATGTCACTGGCATTCCCGAAGCACGATGATTTTTTCCAAGCGGATGCACCATTTCGGAATCCAGACACTGGGGCGAAGCGATACTATCATGAAGTTGCTGAGGAAATGCAGCTCATGCTCGAAGATTCGAACTGGTATGATGAAGCGCCTCAAACGCTCTGGGAAGGTGGGGCTTACGGCACGGGATTGATCAAGCAATCAGAGGATGACGATGGTGGAGCCTACTTCGCGCATCAGTCGTTTGGAACTTATTTCATTGTTGAGGATTATCGGAAGCGACTCACTGGCGTCTATCGAGACGTAGAACTTACAGTCGCGCAGTTGCTTGATTTCCTCGGCAGTGATTTCGATCCGGATGATTTACCGAACAAGCTCAAAGAAGCATGGAACGATCCGAAGAAGAAGGCGACGTGCTTTAAATTTCTTCATGTCGTCAAGAAGCTGCGACCGGAAGCAGTGATCAACGGAAAGACGTTCGGCGATTACGTGCTTTTCCCAGAAGGACAAGTCATCTTGCGCGAAAGCTCTCACTCTTTCATGCCGTTCCTGCTTCGTCGTCATGCACGTTTCTCGAACTGGACTTATGGAATCGGCCCCGGCTGGGAAGCGCTCGAAGATGGCTTGCAAGCCTCTGAAGCATCTCGTCTCTTTGAAGCGTTCGCATCCAGAACTACATTCCCATCGATTCGCGCATCAGGCGACTTCGAGGGTGCTGTCAAGCTCGGTGCTGGTGGAATCACTTACGCTGATCCTACTGCGGCGGGTGCTGGCGTCGAGGCGTGGGCGATGCCGGGCGACTATCGTGCAGTTATGGAGCTCATGATGGGCAAGCACAAGAACATCGAGAGCGCATTTGCTGCTGATTTGTTCCGTGGATTGTCTGGTGATTCGAAGGTTTATTCTGCGATGCAGACTCAGGCGATTGAGAACGATCGAAACGTGCAGCTCTACCCGTCCGCACTACGTCTGGAAAGCGAGACTGGCAAACCAATGCTAGAGAATCTTTTCAAGATTGGACAAGCGCAAGGTAGATTCGATGGGATTGCGACTCCTGACAGTGTTCGCGATTACCAGAACGATCCAGAAAACGCCATGAAACCACGTTTCCGGCTGCGTTCGCGGATTACTACTTCTGTCAGGCAACAGCGAGTCGTGAAGCTCGCGCAAGTGCTTGATATGTTCGGCTCAGTGTTCCAAAGCGATCCTAAGCAGGCGATGCGCCTTGATTGGGACGTGATCATGCCGGACGTGTTCCGTGATTCGGGACTTGCTGAAGAGTGGATCATGGAAGATTCCAAGTTTAAAGCGAAAATCCAGCAAGCGCAAGCTGCTGAAGAAGCGGCCATGGCTGCTGAACAAGCTCAAGGCATGGCGAAGGCAGCAAAAGATGCCAGCTCTGCTGATCCTCAAAAAATTCAAGACCTCATTCAATGATCGATCTAATTCTTGATCTCTTTAAGAGAAACCACGACCTAGCAACTCCCGAAGATTATGAAGCTGTATTTGAAACGGATGCTGGTCAACGTGTTCTTGCGGATCTCATGGTGCGATACAAAGTCGGCTTCGGATCCTTCGCTTTCAACAAGCTCGGCCAGGTCGATCTTGAGTCCTCCGCACGCTCTGATGCGGCGAAGGTCATCATCTCTGACATTGCTCGACGGGGAAAACTTCGCATTGCGGAATCAGAAAAACCATCCAAAGCAGCGGACGCAAAGAAACTTGAACGGCTTCCACAAGCGGCAACTTCCATCTAATTATACAAAAACATGAGTGATATTATTGATAACAGCGGGGAGGTAGCTCAGGCAGCTCCCGAAGGCGGAATTCCTAATCCTTCAGCTGCTCCGGCTGCTCCGGTAGGGGATGGCAACACTCCGGCAGCTCCGGCAATTCTCGGAAGCGGATCACCTGCGGCTGAAGGCACTCCATCGCCAAATGCCTATGAATCTCGATTTAGCGGATTGTCAGATGCCGACGGTCAATTTACTGAAGGCACAAGAGAATATCTTTCCAAGATGGGTATGGACACGGGGCGCATTGATCGGATAATGCGGCAAGGCTCGGTCGATAAAGTTTTCTCCGCACTCGATCACGCTCAATCGGCTCTCGAAAAGCGGGACGGCATTGGTGAGTTTGTCCCAGACGCAACAAATGAAGCGGCTTTCAACAAATGGAGAGAGTCCAAAGGCGTGCCGCGTGATCCTATGGATTTGAAGGACGGCTATAATTTTAACTCAGGACTTCCCGAAGGCGTGGATCCGGTGATGAATAGCGACGCTCTCAAGGAAATCGGCTCGATGCTTCACGGATCAAACATGCCTCGCGAACAAGCGAACAGCCTGATCGAGAAGGTGAACGCGACTCTGATGCAGCAATCAGAAACTCAAAAGGAAGCTTTTGTCGCTGATCAAACCAAGCGAGAACAAGAGACTTACAACAATTTCCAAAAGAAATGGGGATTCGAGTTCGAAGCGAAGAATCAGGCAGTCGGCGGAATCAACAAAACTTACGGACTCAATCCCGAAGATCCAGCAGACAGAGCTCTGATGACGCATCCTAAATACGTTGAAATGGCAGCTGATCTCGCCTCCATGACTCGCACAACTGCGAGCACTCCAGAATCTGGAGCAGGCGGCACGTCCGGCCAATCTCCACAAGCTCAGATGGAAACAATCATGCGCGACTCTCCGGGCTGGAGGCGTGATCCCGTTCTTCATCAGCGCGTTCAAGCATTATCCAAGCAAGCAGCAGCTGCACGCAAAGGCTAACATTCTCCAAAGCGGGGCGTTCGTGGGCGCTCCGTAATTCGAAAAGTCAGGGTTTTCATCTCCCCTTATAGCCGCGAGCCGCAGCGGTGTGACAATCCACGAAGCGGCAAAAACCCAGATCGTCAGTCGTTCCTCTCTAGCGGCTGGCGGTCTTTTTTTATAAAGTGAGTTGACGCAACGGGCTGGATTCGATAATAAAGGATCGAAGCGAGAAAGAGACATCCTGTTTTAACAGCCCTCAAGACTTCTCGAATCATCTGTGCTGGCAGAAAACCAGTAAGGACAACGCCCTCAATGTGAATTGGGAAACCCGTAATCCGGCAACACAACGCCGCATTTGCGGTATTTCCAAACAAACCAATTCACTAAATACTATTATGGCCTTTGACCTTACAATACCGTCTTCATTCCCAACTCTTTATGAGACAGAATGGAAAATCGAGTTTCAACAAATGCAGGACAATGTCCGGCAATACATGGACTCTTACCGTGTTAATGGCGACCGTCGCCAATTCAAGCGCTTGAAGCGCCTTGGATCTTCGCAAGTCGTCGAACGTGACACGCGTGCAGTTGATGCTCGTCGTCGCGTCGGTGATAGCACAAACCTCGGCGAAACCGAGATCATCAACCTTTTCACTGCCTATCATCAGGCGGAAGACGTTGAAATCGAACGCACAGAAGTCGAGCGCCTTGGCGATCAAGACTCTCCGCATGAGCAATTCCGCGCTCTTCAGAAAGCAGCTATCTCCCGTCAAATGGCGATTGCTGCAATCGATGGCATCTTCGCTGATCGTAAGCTCGGCAAGACTGGTGGAACGAATGATGCTATCCCAGCGGGTAACATCAAAACTTCAGCGGGTGGTCTGGATTACGACATCATCGACGAAGTTTATACTGAGTTCGGAGCTGATCAAGTTCTCGGCCAAGGTGTAGAAGGTGCGAATACTTGGACGATCTTCTGTCGTCACAAAGATTTGCGCGTTCTCCGCAACGACCCGACTTTGACTAACCGTGATTTCTCGGACATTCGCCCGATTGATTCCGGTCGTCTCTACTCGTTCCGTGACGGTTACATCGTTCCGCTTCCTGATGCTGCGTTTGCGAACCAGCTCAAGGATACAGATGCTAATGTCTTGCTTCCAATGTTCGCACGTCCTGCGGTCGCTTGGGGTGAAACTGGCGAAACCTTTGCTCGTGCGACTCAGCCTGACACTTGGAAAGGCAACGTGCTTCTCGAACTCGAAGAAGCATTCGGCTGCACTACCCTTGATTGGACTGGTGTTCGCGGAATTAAAGTTCCTGTTTAACCTTTAACAAAATGCTGCGCCCTCCATTGTGGGGGCGTGGCATTTTTCTTTTTAATTGTATGACTGAAATCGACATCATTAACCAAGCTCTGAACTATCTAGGAGAAGCACGGATTCAATCGCTCACGCAGAATACGAACTCGGCGAAGTATGGCTTGGATTCTCTGCCTGCCTCGGTGGATCAGGTTCTTCGTCTGCATAAGTGGAACTCAGCGATCAAGCGTGCGACGCTCGTCAGATTGACTGAAGACAATGCTTTCGGGGCAAAATACAATTACCAACTGCCGAACGATTTCGTCAAATTCGTTCAAATGAACGAAGGGACGGAAGCTTATCGGATCGAAGGAAAGCGCATCGTGACTGACGAGAATCTAGTTCAACTCGTTTACGTTGCTTATCCTGATGACTTCAGCGCGATTGACGCCGGACTTGTCGAGGCTATCGCTTCCAAGCTCGCTTTCAATATCTCCATTCAAGTGACTGGAGAAACATCAAATCAAACTCGAATGCTGGAGCTGCACGAACGCTTCTTAGCGCGAGCGCGAACTAATGACGCAAGAGAATCTTCTCTTGATGATCAATCCCTTTATGCGGAAACTCTCCGCGATTCCCCTATGATCCAAGCACGTCGAAGCAGAGGATCTAATCGTTACCGTTACACTTCCGGAAGATAATTATGCAAGCTGCTGTAAGAACCGTTTCACTCAATGGCGGGATTGTTTCGCCATTCCTTCAAGGTCGAATTGATCTCGCTCGCTATCAGAACGGGTGCATTGCATCGACTAATCAGATCCCTTCTGATTGGGGTGGCTCTGTGACTCGTCCGGGACTTATTTACGATCTTAGGCTCAATCGGCCTACCGTTGTCCTTCCCTACGTCGTGAGCGCGTCTGTGAGCTATCTGCTGTTGTTCAGTGATCTTGAACTTCGGATCTTCCGCAATGGATCACTGATCACGGTCGGAGGCTCTGAAGTGATTGTGTCTCCCTACGCTGAGGCTGATCTTTATGAGCTCAAAGTGGACTCTCTTATCGATCTGCTTTGGATTGCTCATGCATCTTACCCACCTTATCAGCTTACTCGTAGAACAGAAGACGACTGGACTCTTGAACCGATTCCTTACTTCAATCCTCCAATGATCCCCAGGGCTGCAGAAGTGGCGAAGTTCACTCCCAGCGCCCTGACTGGGACAATCGACATCTCGTCTGATGTGGACATTTTTGAAAGCGGTCATGCAGGTTCTTTCTGGAGGCTGGGGCATGATCTGGCGGCGAGTTCTCTATATCTGAGCCTAGCGGCAACTTCGGGCGGGCCGCATGTTTCTGGATGGCTCCCAGTCAATGGCGACTGGTCATTTACTACGTCGGGCAACTGGACAGGAGACATCGCCATCGAGCGCAAATATCAGGGGGTGACGAAGACAATTCGTTCGTTCAGCTCACGGTCAGAACTACAAAACATTTCTAGCACTGGCACGGAAGAAGATGGTTCTGAATTGCGCATCATTTATTCGAATCCCGGCGCCGCGAACGATTTCGGGCCATCTGCGACCATCGAAGTATCGAATACGAAAATCTTTGGATTAGTTAAAGTGATCACGGTGGCAGATGCGAGAAACGTGGTTGCTGAGACGGTTCGCGATCTTTACTCAACTGCTGAGACGGATCTATGGGAGGAAGGCGCATGGAGCGCACATAGAGGCTACCCGTCCACTGTGGCAGTCTTTGAGCGGCGACTGATGTTTGCAGCTTCTCCGGCGTTTCCAAATCGTTACTGGTCAAGTCGCCAAGATGACAGGCAGGACTTTGAGCTCGGTGACGAAACTCAATCAGCTATTTCTTTCGATTTGCCTTCTCGCGACGTGGTGAGCTGGATGATCGGAGAGCGGCAACTTTTGATCGGCACTCGCCGGGAAGAAGTCGTCGTTAGCTCTGGGCGCGACGACCTGCCGCTTTCTCCGGAAAATTCGATTGCTCGAGTCAATGGAGCGATTGGATCCAGTGCGGTGATGCCGACGAAATCGTCAAACGCTGTTCTCTACGTCGAGCGGCGTGGTCGGCGCATTCGTGAGGTCGTTTCTGATGTGGTGACTGGCGACATGTCTAACACTGATTTGACTGCCTTTGCTCCGCATCTGATGGATGCGAACGTCTTGCAAATGTCAGGCGCGCAAATGAACCAAAAGCTTGTTTTCGTGCTTCTTTCAAATCGTAAGCTTCTCTGCATCAACCATGATCGGCCTCAGCAGCTGGCTTCTTGGTTTGTGATTGAGACGAAAGGCGACTTTGAAAGTGTGGCGTCTTTACCCGGCGATCTCGATGAAGACACGGTTTATCTGATCACTCGGCGAACTATCGGAGGCGTGGAAGTAAGGCAGCTTGAACATTTTTCCGTAGGCGAATGGGACAAAATTGAGAGCGCTGATGCAACTTCGATGGTGTATTCGGATATGGCGAAAATCATCGTCAACGAAACTCCTCAGACGGTGATCAGTGGGCTAGAGGATTGGGAAGGCGAAGAGCTATCGGTTCTCGGTGATGGGGCGGTGCATCCTAATCGAACTGTTTCCGGTGGGGAAATCACTCTTCAAGATGCTGCCACGACAGTTGTTGTCGGCCTTCCTATGGAATCGAAGTTAATTCCGCTCTGGTTCGAAGACGTAGGCTCGCCGACGCAAGGTCGCCTTCGTAAGGTCTCCAAAGCGATCGTTGGATTCTACAACTCCGGAAACGTCACGATGACGGCGACGGATGAAGATGTCTTCGGAAACTTAGAGCCAGGTGAGGAATTGCTTGCTCACGAAGCTGCTCGGCGAACATTCAGCGATAACCTTGGCGAAGCTCCGGCGTTGGAAAATACTTTCTTCTCTGTGTCGCTGGACTCTCGACATTCTCGGAAGCAAAGCATTCAATTCACTCGTAATTCCCCTTTGCCGATGATCATTCAATCTCTTCACCTCACTTACAATGTCGGAGATAAATCTTAAAGTTCCACTCGATGAGCTGGAAGCAGAGCTGTTGAAGCATCCAGCGGCAGATTGTCCGGTGGTTCATCGCTTTGCTCCGGGCATGTATATCAGAGAGATCACAATTCCGGCGGGTGTGATGCTGACAAGCGCGATCCACAAGACTGAACATCCTTTTGTCCTTTCTCAAGGTGTTGCTTACGTGACGACCGAGGACGGATCACGCGAAATTCTAACGGCTCCGCATACTGGGATCACCTTGCCTGGCACTCGTCGAGCGGTCTTTGCAGAGAGCGAAGTAATTTGGACAACTTTTCACGCGACCAAAGAAACTGACGTGGAGAAGATTTGCTTAGCCATTCTTGAACCTCATAACAATCCATTGATTGCCGATAAGTCGGAAACCGATCAATGGAGAAAATCCTTACCATCTAAAAAACCATGTCTTTCTTAACCGTAGCCGCAGTTGTCGGAGTTGCTGGCACTGCTGCAGGGGCTTACATGAATTATTCGGCAGCGAAAGATGGAGAGAAGGCTTCTCGTGCGCAGGCAGATTACGAACTTGCGGAAACGAAAAGCCGTGTTTCTCAGGAGCAAGATCGAACTTCTAAAAATCTACTCCGAGCCCAGGAGGAGAAGCGCAAGGAACTATCGCGGCAACGTGCGGCATTTGTGAAAGCTGGGGTTCTTCCAGACTCTCCATCTGCAAACATGATGATCTCGAAGCTCGGTTCGAATCTGCAAACTAGGATTCAAGACGTGTTTATCGGACAAGCGGACAAGATTGGAAGCATTCAATCAGCAGGGAGCGCGAGCCATTTCAATTCACTTCAGAACGCGAGTGCGTATAGTCGGCAGGCGACAGGCGCAATTATCACAGGAGCTACGGCAGTCGCGAAGACTGGCTTCGCGTATCAGCAAACTGGCGTCATAGGATCTACGGCAGCCGCGAAGACTGGCGTCATAGGATAGGGCATTAACCTTCATACAATCATGATCAATACAGGCTCAAAAGGATTTATCGGTGGCACTCAGGAAAACGCGAGTCCCTACTCTGGCGGCGGCGTGCATAATAATGCGCGATCTCTCGGCGCAATCGGGCGTGCTCTATCTCAAGCAGGCGCGGCAGGTGCTCAGGTGGCTCTTGATTTGCAGACGGCCAAGAACGCGAAGACCGAACGCGAACGGATGAACGACATGGAGACGGCCTTTTCTGAGCATGAAGCGGAAACGATGGGCATTCGGGATCCGGAAATGCGCCTTCAGAAATTCGAAGAGTTCACTGCGAACCAACATACAAAAGTTTACGAAGGCGATTACATGCCGCCAACGGTGAAAAGAAACATCGAAGGCGCATGGGGAAGAATGGTCACGCAAAAGCGGCAACGTGCGCTTTCTCAGGCGAGCCAGCTCATGGTTGAACAAACAGGCGCGGCTTATGGCGTAGCTCTGGACAAGGCGCAGTCATTGGACGAGGCGATGGAAATCGGCAGGGACATGAGAGAAAAGGGGCTCATGGGAGACGGGGATCTTGCTGAGTTTGGAAACAAGCAGGGCGAGCGCTTCCGTCTTGAATCTCTCAGCTTGATCGAGGCTGAAATCAAATCCAATCCGTTTGATATGGAAGAGCGCATGGAGAGCGGTGAATTTACGCAGCTCAAGCCTCTGGAAGCGGCAAGGATGAAAGACATGGTTACTTCTGAGCAGCGACGCTTTGCTTCTGACTCGATTGATTCGGCTCATGACGGGATGGCAGATGGATCGATCCAATCACCTGAGCAGATTGAGGAGATGTTTTCTGATTTACCTCCGCGATTTATCGAAAGGTTAAAGCTTGATCTTATCTCTCGAACTGCTGGAGCGAATAAAATCGAACGAAACTCGCCGGAATATCAGTCACGTGTGTTTGGCGAAGTTTCTAGCTCTCTCTCTGGGATTGCGAATCTCAATGGGGAAGAGTTCGAGAAAGGTTATCACGAAGCATCATATGAGCTATCTTTGCTTCCAGACAGTCCATCGAAGAGATGGATGAAGGGGAAGCTTGCGGCAGCGAAGAATGGGGAAGAAGCAGAGATTAAAAATCAGTCAGATCGGGCGCAAAAGGCAATCGATGATTTGTCGGAAAACGAGCAAATGTTTCCCGGTCTGAATGGGAAAACGAATACGGCCAAACTTTCTCTTCGAAAAGCTCTTGATGACGGGATGCTTCGCAATCCTGAATTGCTGGAAAAACTTGGATTTGACAAGAAGGCGATCAAGAAAATCACTCATGAGAAGCTTGACGGCAAGGTGATGACTGAAACGCAGCGAGCGCAAGTATTCCGTGATTATCATGGCAAGCTGCCATTGGAGTCGAGAACTTACGATGGTTTAGGCGGGCTCCAAAAAGAAGTTATCCAGAATATTCTCAATGGGAAGGGCATGACGACAGTCGCGGAATTTACTTCCGACGAAGCTGAGGATGCTGCAATCAGCGCCCGGATCAAAGATCAATACCGTATCGGAAAAATCCGCTTAGAAGTTGATCAATGGTCAAAGGCTAATCCGGACGCATCTGCAAAGGACTTTGAAGAACAGCTCTTCAAGATTGGCGATCGGGAGCTACGCGAAGAATTTAAAGCTGAAACGCTGACTCCGGCGCCTAAAAAGAAGGCTGGCAACTTTATCCCAGGCGAAACTTCTTTGAATTTACCAACTGTCCTGATGCCGCTTCGCTCCGCCTTTGTAAAGCAGGGATTGAAGTATAAGATCGATCCAAGGGCGCTTGCTGCGATTTCAATCTTTGAGACTGGGCGCGGCAGCTCGTCCGCCTTTAAAAACAAAAATAACGCGATGGGCGTAAGCAATTCTAGTGGGCCGATTAGCTTTAATGATCCAGCTGAGTCCATCGCGCAAATGGCGAGGGAACTTAGGAAATTAGGTGG